GGGGGGGGGTGGGGGCCGCCCAGGGGGCGGGCCGGGATCGCCCGGGTCCCAGCCGCAATCCCTAGGCGCGAATGCCATCAGCAACATCAGTGCTGATGGCCTGGCAGCCATGGAATCAGCCAAAGACCGAAAAGCCTCCGAAATCCAAACAAGTCTTGGCGAATCCTACGAACAACTATTACGGCTGTGCGGACACATGGACGGCGATGCCGATTCAGCCGCTGACTTCGCTGGCGAAGTGAAGTGGAAAGACACTACAGCAAGGTCGTTTGCCCAAACCGTCGACGCGCTCGGGAAACTCGCCACCATGCTTGGCATACCAGCGGAAGCACTCCTGGAAGACATCCCCGGGTTCACAGAGGAGAAAATCCAGCGGATCCTCACCAAGTATGGCTACCCATCTACACAAGGAGATGAAACCCAAACCATGCCTGAAGTGACGTAACAAATACCGCAAGGGGGTGGGTTGTGAGCATCGAAAACCAGCACTCCCGAGACCGGGAAACCGCCCTGTGGCTTAGAGACCAGATATATAAGCTGATCGAAGACCAAACGATCCCCACCACGATTGAAGCACTCTGGGACCTAGTGACCGCGCTGCTGCCGCTCATCCATAAAGCCAGGAAAGCGTTCTACCAATCCGCAGCCCAAACCATGACCGAAGATATGCGCGCACGAGGCATGGAGATAGACGTGGCGCCTATGCGAACATACCAGCCTAACGCAGCCTGGAAGATGCTCCTGCGCGCCCTAGGATGGAACCCGAAAAAAGATCCGATACCTGGCGATATCGAATCATATTCAAAAGATGCACAGCGCGCCCTGCTGGAAAAAGTAGCGGCCTTTCCCGCTAATCCCGCGGACCCTGCTGCCTTGGCTCAGGTATCGCGCCGGGTAGCTGCTGGGGCAGTGCGGCATGCGCGCGCAGCTGGTCGTGAGTGTGGTGGTTGATACCGCGGCCCGGGGTCGGGTGCGTCGTGGCGTCAGCGCGGAAACGTCCACGGGTGATGGTGGAAGATGACACTGGGTCGGATGGCCAACCCAAGGTGATAGTGGAACACACCAGTGACGACAGGAAGGTGGGAGACGATAACCGTGAGCTTAGGAAAAAGGCCAGTAAGGCAGAACCAGCTAGCGCCAGGCCTGGTAGCAAGGTGTTGGGGTGGGCCAGGGTTTTAACCGGGGCTGAGAGCTGTGCTTTTTGCGCGATGCTGGCATCCCGGGGGCCGGTATATTCCGAAGATACCGTGGTGACAACAGGCAAGCCCAGGGAAGTACGGCCACGCCAAGTTCATTACCGGAATCCGGGCGCTACCGGGGGCCATACGTATGTTTCGGGATCCCGGCGGGAAGGAGAAAAGTATCATGACCACTGCGATTGCATAGCAGTCCTTGTTGTTAAGGGAGTGCCGTGGAATGGTGAACAGCAATACCACGACCTGAAGGAGTTGTGGGATGACAGCAACTTTTCAGCCAACGCAAGAGGAACTAGACGCGGGTCTTGACCAGCCGCGCGATAGATTCACCAAACGATATGCTGACGCAATAAAAGCCGACCCGGAAAAATACTCAGCGCTAAAAGCCGACCCGGAAAAGGCCGAGCCTGACATGCCGCCTAGTGAGATTCGTAAGGACATGCCTGGTGAAGGGGTGACGCTTGACTTTGAAGAAAGAAGGGAAAAGGTTTACATTCCGCCCGAAGTGCGGAAGAATTTCGGTGATAATCCCGATTGGCTGTACCGGTTATCAGCTGAAGAGGGGGCCACAAACCCGGCAACTCATGAATGGGATACCCTTATCACATTGCTGAAACATGGGCACACAGTTCGAATACGGCGGCTAGGTGAGGGAGAGAAGAAGACCTCACCTGATATTGTGCTTGATGATGTGATTACAGAGATGAAAGCCCCTGATGGTGGCGGGAAAAATACCATTCCTGGTAATCTTCGTGAAGCAAAGAAGAATTTCTCCAGCCTTATGCCTCTAGATGTAGTGCAAATCGTTATTGATGGTGCTAGGTTACAACGTGCGGATGAACAGGTTCGTATTGATCTTCAGATGTGTTTGAAGAACCCACGATTTTCTTGGATTGATAGAATAATTTATATCAACCACGATGGTGAAGAAGAGGAGTTTATACGATGAGTCTTTATGTTTTTTCAGACGCTCCCATTGAAGATATTGTTGATCTTCTTTTGCAAGAGCCATATACAGAGAATGTTATTGCTTACAACGATAATCCAGAAGCATATGATATTCGTACTGTAGATGGTGTACTTATTTCCATGGATTATGGAGTCAATATTTACAATGATACGTTAGACACTTTAATTTTCGTTCCTGATGAGGAAGAGGAATTGCAGCGGAAAATTTTTGAATCTGTTAAGAAGTTGCGTTACAAGGCAACGTTCTGCGTGCCCCGGTCTAGTGAGGAAACTATTTTTATGCCGGATGATCCATTGCCTGCTGTGCCTGCTTAGTACGAGCGATAAACCATTTTTTAACCCGCATGCTCCCATATAGGGGCACGCGGGTTTTTGTATAAGAAAGGATGATTCCCGATGTTTAACCAAGAACCAAATAATGACTATACCATGATCGTTCGGCAAACCCCCGAGGGGGAGCTGACGACCACATCACTCGTCATTGCTGAAGGAACGAAAATTCAACACGCCAGTGTGCTGCGGGTTGTGCGTGATAATGAAGAAGATTTTGAGGAATTCGGAAGGGTCGGATTTCAAATCCAACCCTTTGAAACTGCTGGCGGAACCCAAAACCGCACCATTGCGGTATTGAATCGTGAGCATGCCATGTTGCTCATGACCTATATGCGTAACACTGCGGTGGTTCGTCAGTTCAAGAAGCAGCTTGTTAAAGCATTCACTGACATGGAGCGTCGGCTTGCTGCCCGTCCAGTATTTGATCCTTCCCAGATCACTCGTCTGGAGATGGCGCAAATGTTACTGAACGCCGAAACTGAGCGCCTGGCGTTGGAGGCGGAAAACAAGAAAATGCAGCCCAAAGCAGACGCTTATGATTCTTTCATTGATGCGTCTGGCGCCTACAGCATGGGTGTGGTAGCGAAGATGTTGGGGGTGGGCCAAAACTGGCTGTTCCGTGAACTGCGTAACCGAGGTGTGTTGATTCCTCGCGGCGCTATGCGCAACACCCCCTACCAGCGGCATATGGGCTACTTCGAGGTCAAAGCCCACCGCTATGAGCAGCCGAACGGGGAAGAAAAAGTGTCGTACACCACGTATGTTCTCCCTAAGGGTATTGATTTTATCCGCAGAACATTAGGGTTTACCAGGATTGACCCTATGCTCCCCATCCCTATGAACTAACCCCACCAAGCTGGTGGGGTTTATTCATGACCACCCTTACTATTCGCATTTCACACAATCTAAAAGGAGGCAACTATGCAAGACGCTACTAGCGCTGAGCCCCAGGATGAACAAGAACCTAGCCTGGAGGACACTACCCCGGATATCAGCCAAACACCATCACAAGACGCCGGCTTACAGCCGGAGATGACCTTGGAAGAGGCCTTGGCGGCATTGGAGAAAACTCGCCAAGAGCGGGATGCTGTGCAGGCCGCAGCTGATAAATGGAAACAGCATGAGGATTCCCAAAAGACGGAACTTCAACTCATGCAGGAAAAATTAGCCGCTGCGGAACAGCAGCTAGTACAGGAGCGGACAACAAATGTCCTGTTGGAAGTAGCCGCTGCGCATGGTATTAAGGCGGAAGATTTACCGCTTCTGGGTACTGGCACGAAAGAGGAAATCACCGAGCGCGCTAAGCGCCTCCAGGCCCTGTACGGGGATCCTGCTGAGGGCACCCCACCACCGTCGCAACGCCCTCGGCAAGGGTTGCAATCAGGGCAGGGAACCCCGAGCCAAGTAGAAGATGCGGCGTACCCGGAATCGTGGATTCCGGCCGCTCTTCGAGCCGAAAAATAAAACCGGATAATCAAGGAGAAATATTATGAATGTGACTAAACGGCACTACAGTCCCGGCAGCGATGTTACTGCTAAAGCCGCAAAGGCGATCCCCGCAGGTAGTTTCGTCGTGGTCTCTGGGGAAATGGACGGCCGGAACCCGGTCGTCGATGTTGCTGGCGCGGATGCTATCCCATTCGGTGTGGTTGCCGCGGACGTGGCCAAAGATGATTATGCAACCATCTACCGGGCAGGGTATGTGCTCGATGCTATTGCTGCCGGCGCGATCACTGCTGGCGCTAAGATTTCCACCGCAGCCGGCGGTAAAGCGGCCACCGCCGGCACCGGGGGCCCCTCCCCGGCCGGCCTGGCCGTTCTGGTTCACGGGATGGGCCGCTACCACCGGGGCGGGGCTCCCGGGAGGGGGGGGGGGTGGG